ATCCTATCAGGATGGTCATGGACGCAGGAGCCTTGGGTAAAAAGATTCAAGAGGAGCTTCGAATGAGGCATGGTCTTAATATCGAGGCTGCTGACAAGACCCGAAAGGTAGAATTTATAGAGCTATTAAATGACGACTTACGAACTGAAAAATTTAAAGCCTTCAAGAGTTCTCTATTTGAAGAGGATTGCATGTTGGTACAGTGGGACAAGGATTCGAAAATTCGTAATCCAGAAAGACCAAAGATTTCAGACACTTATCACTCTGACATCTGTGACGCTGTACTGTATGCTTGGAGGGAATGCCGTCATTATCTATCTGAAAAGCCAAAAGCCCAGCCAAAAAAAGGATCAGATGCCTACATGAAAGAGCTAGAAATGAAGGAAGCTAGAGAATGTGAAGAGCGTAAGAAAGATCCATATGCCTTTGAATTAGAGAAGTTATATGAGCAGGATATGGAAGAATTAGATAATATAATGGATGAACAATAGGAGAGGACATGTTAAATGAACTTGATGACGTTAAGTCCTTTATTATATGGTGTAAAAATAATAAAGTAAAATCGTTTAGGTCAAAAGAGCTAGAGTTCGAACTTTCTGACATAGGATTAGTAGAGGGTTTAGCTAACGTAGAGGAACTACAAAAGCACTTAGACGAATCTAAACATGAAAATGAACAAATACAAAAACAGGAAGACGATGAACTAATGTTTTGGTCTTCTAATACTTAGGATATTTCATGGATAATTATTCAGAAATTAACGGAAGTAAATGGTGGTTAGCTAGTAACAATGACTTACACCAAGAACTATTTGCTTATGTTAACAGTCTAGATAGTAAACAACAATATAGATCAGCTGATAACTTAAGACATGCTAGGTTATACGGAAACTTTGACTACTTTGGTCTAAATGCTTTAAATTACTACAGAATTGAAGCCTCCTACAATGTAACCAATCGGGTTACTCTTAACGTAGTGCAGTCTATGGTAGATACTGTAGTCTCAAAGATAACTAAAAATAAACCAAAAGCTACATTCCTCACCTCCGGTGGGGATTTTAGTTTACAGACTAAAGCTAAAAAACTTACAAAATTTGTTGAAGGTATTTACAACTATACTCATTTTTATGAAAAAGCTACTACGGCATTTCAAGATGCTTGTATTTTTGGCACAGGCTGTCTTAAAATTTTTATCGAAGACGGTCAAATAAAAACAGAAAGAGTAATGATTGAAGAGATAAAGATAGATGATGTAGAATCTTTTTATGCTAAACCGAGACAAATTCACCAAGTTAAGTACGTTCAAAAATCAGTTCTAAAAGAAACCTTTCCAGGTTTTGACTTACAGATAGATCAAGCAATGAACACAGACGATAATAGTTTTCAAGACTATCAATCATCTACATATAAAGACATGGTAAAAGTTGTAGAGTCTTGGCACTTAAAGTCTGGACCAAAAGCAAAAGACGGTAAACATACTATTTGTATCTCTAGTGCTACTCTTTTTGAAGAACAGTATGATAAAGATTATTTTCCATTTGTATTTTTTAGATGGGGTGACAGACCTGTTGGCTTCTTTGGTCAAGGTTTAGCAGAGCAGCTACAAGGTATTCAGCTAGAGATTAACAAAATACTAAGAACAATACAAGTATCAATGCACCTTGTCAGTGTTCCTAAGTTACTAGTAGAAGCTAGTTCTAAGATCGTATCGTCTCACCTTAACAATCGTATTGGTGGGATTATTAAGTATGCAGGAACTCCTCCAGCTTATGCTCCTCTTGGTGGTATCCCAGGTGAATTATTCTCTCATCTAGATCGTCTATATCAAAGAGCTTATGAAATATCAGGTATCTCTCAACTAGCTGCACAAGCCTTAAAACCTGCTGGTCTAGACTCAGGTAAAGCCCTAAGAGAGTTCAACGATCTAGAGACTGAAAGATTTATGTCAGTAGCTAAACGATACGAAAAAACTTTTATGGATGCTGCTGAGATTATGATAGACATGGCTAGAGATTTATACCTTGCAGAAGGTGAGTTTAA